ATGTAGAATTAGATTTGTCTAAGGTCAATGTAGAAGTTGATGACGCACATACAAATGAGATAGTGGTAAATGATAAAGTTAAATTAATCTTATCATATCCTACTATTGATAGTTTCGACCCTAAAATGGACGCAACTAATATGAAGACAGCACAATTATTTGATGTAATTGCAAATGTTGTTTACGAAATTTATGATGGTGAAACTGTACATAAAGCAAGTGATTATACTAAAAAAGAATTACATGATTTTTTAGAATCATTATCAAGTGATGTTTTTCTAAAGATACAAAAATTCTTTACAACAATGCCACGATTACAACATGAGGTTGAGGTAGAAAATCCAAAAACCAAAGTGACTAGTAAAATTATGCTGAGTGGGCTACAAAGTTTTTTCGGATAGCCCTCTCACATGATAACCTAGAGAATTATTTTCAGGTGAACTTTGCATTAATGCAACACCATAAATATTCTTTAAGTGAACTCGAAAACATGATACCGTGGGAGAGGGAAATTTATTTGGACTTATTAGTAAGCCATATAAAAGAAGAAAACGAAAAACAGCGGGAGAGGGCTGCAAAAGGAAAATGAGTACAGAAATAAAAGAAGATGTTAAGGTTGCAGAACCAAAACAAAAAATACAAGTCGATTTAGAAGTCGATACTTCAATCAAAGACCTTGGTGTAAATCCATATGCTAAATTAATTCATATGGCAAGAGCTGTTGACGCTTGGAGAATATTTCCAAGATTGTTCTTAACAGTTTACATTGTTCTATTATACAAATGTGTAATATGGTATATGAACTTAGGTGCTCCAACTATGGAACAGAGTGGGTTAATCAGTATCGTTGTTGGTGCTGGCGCTGCCTGGTTTGGTCTATACACAGGTACAAGTAAGAGTAAAAAATAATGGCAGATAATAAGGGTAAAACTAAAGGCGCAATAATGTCAGCTGTTCAATCAGCACAGATGGCCGTAGGTTCAGCGTTAAAAGGTGGACAAATGGCTATGGGTGGTGGTGATGGCGGTGCTTCACAATCAATACCCTTATTAGAAGATTTAAGGTCAATTGGTAGAGAGAATGAAAAGAATACAGAGAGTATGCTTAGTATATTCAAGGCAATGTTTATCTTTGATAAAGAACAAGCCGCTCGATTAAGAGACCAATCAAGAGAGAATAAACAAGAAGTGCCAGCAGGTCCAACTGGTGGTATGAAAGGTGATGTCAAAGAACTAAAAGACTCTAAAGGTATACCTGGTGTATTGGCAGCTGCGGCTGCTTTGACAGCTTTGTCAGCATTTGCTAGAGGAACAATGCTTGAAGATATATTAAGATTACCAACACAGTTAAAAGGTATTAAGGGAATAGCTACCTTTGCAAAGGGTGTTACTAAAATTGGTACACTTGGTTTAGGTGCTAAATTCCTAGATAGTGCAACAGACAGTTTAAAATTATTTAAATCTAATTTTATTTTAAGATTAGATGAGTTAAAAGCTTCAGCACTAAATAAATTTAAAAATTTAAAACTACCAGGCTTTACAGGTTTGGCTGCCAAATTTGATGACTTAGATTTTGTTAAGAAGATAACAAACTCAAAAGCATATAGTATGGCAGTAACATCATTAAACGGTATCAAAACAGGTATTGCAAATGTAATAGCGCCTATGAAGAATGCCTTTGGTGCAATATTTGGTACAGGTGGCGGAGGAGGTCCTGCCGGTTCAGGTGGTGGTAAAAGTGTTTTAAGTAGATTATTTGCACCATTGAGAGCAATAGGTAATGTTATTGGTAAACTATTCTTGCCTATTACAATCATCATGGGAATATTTGATGGTTACCAAGGTTTCATGGATGAGTTTGAAAAAGAGGGTAGTATTCTTGACGGTATTAGAGGTGCAGTTACAGGTATTGTAGATGGTTTTGTAGGCGGTCTTGTTAGATTAGTTACAGATGTAATAGGTTGGATGTTAGAAAAATTAGGTCTTGAACATTTGGCAGATGTCATTACAAACTTTGGTACAGATGTTACTGCTAGTTTTAGTACAGCAGTAGGTGGCATGGTTGATTTTGTAACAGGTATATTCTCATTAGATTTAGAAAGAATTACAAAAGGTCTTAAAAACTTAGTTGGTGGTACAGCAGACTTCTTATTCACATTAGTGACAACACCAGTTGACGCTGCTATAGCATTTGTATCAGACATATTTAATCTAGGTGACCCCGATAATCCATTTACTATAAGAGGTTTCTTATTTGGTGATGAGGCGACAGGTCAAAAAGGTGTAGTAACAAAAGCAATAGATTTTTTTAAAGACTTATTTAATATGGATGGTCTAAAAGAAAAGTATGCTAATATAAAAGCGAGTGTAATGGATTTTGGTAAGAGAGCCAAGGCAATTGTAGCTGCTAGTGCAGCCTTTGTCAAGGCAGGTTTTCCAGGTGGTGAATCACCTACAGAGGCATACAAAAGAGTTTATGATGAAGTTATGAACGCAGGTGGCAGTAATCCTGATAATGTAGAAGTAAAAGGTGAGGAGATTGTAAAATCTAGTGTAACAAATGTCGAGGGCGATACAACAGAAACAACTTACAAAACTGAAACTATTAATAGATTTGGTAAAAAAGGTGAAGAACCAGAGGTCATTATGATGAACAATAGTACAAATAATTATAACAACCAAAATAATAATAAAAATGAAACTTACACAGGCGATTTACGAACAGGTACAGACGCATACTTTGATAGAGAAGCCTACGGTGGTGCCTAGTATTGACCTAGGTCTTTTTCTGTAATAATTTTAAACTTCATACCATTATCACTACAATACTCACGAGCTGCTGACCATTTGGCCTGATTTTTGATATACTCAAAACTCTCACGCATATATGATTTGGTTTTCTTTTTAGGTGGTTTTGGTTTTACTGCTTGACGAGATGGTTTTATCTCAATCATAAACTTCTCATTGTTACAAGTCTTAACAACAAAATCAGGAAAGTATCTGTGCCATTTCTTATCAAGTGGACTATAATATCTAACAGGTAATTCTTCACTTGCCCAAAATTCTATATCTTGATTAAGGTCACAATATCGCATGAACCGTCTTTCAAGTAGTGAACGATACACTATTTGTTTGGTATTGCCGACATATTTCTTTGGATTGGTGGGTCTATATAAACCTTTATAACTCTTTCTCATATCACTCTTATAACCTATATAAATATTACTAACTAAGGATTATTTATACATGGCATTTAAAGCACTAGGACAACATATCAAAAATTTAGCAATACCACATGTAAGTAGTATTGTCAATAACTTTGTGAGTGGTGGAAGTCAGAAAGACTCAGGTAAAGTAGCAGCTAAGTTGATGAAGAAGTCGGGTATGGATATACCAGATAGTCCATCACAGGCACAAGTAGCCAATCCACTACAATTTAGTCCTGTACAATATCCACTAGACTTAGGTAGTAGCGAGTTAGGTCACTACATATTATTTGAATCAGGTTTTGTAGGATATAGTCCACAAACAAGTCAGTTTCAACAAAAGAAAAGAGCAGTAGGTGTTGATAGGTGGGGTCATAAAATTCATACTTATGAACCATTTGAAAAACAAAAAATTACAGCAAAGACACCATCACATTCTATATCTACCTCAGGCATTGCATTGTATATGCCGTCAGGTATTAAGACAAGTTACAATCAATCATATGACGCAGACACAGAAACAGGTTTAGTAGGAGATATAGAGGCAGCTGGTGTTGCCATTACTGGTGCAGAGGGAACTGCCGCTAAGGTTGAAGCTGCATTACAAGGTGTTGTAGGTGGTGTTGCTAGAAATGCTAAACAGATTTTAGGTGAGTTTGTGTCACTTGCAGGTGTCGGTGACCCCGTAAGATTTATGGCAAAGAGAGCTGGTGTTGCAGTAAATCCTAGAAACGAGGCATTTTATAATACACCAAATCAGAGAACATTCTCATTCACATTTGATTTTTGGCCTAGAAGTATGGCAGAAGCAGAGGCAGTAGAAAAGATTATTGCTATATTTAAATACAATTCAGCACCAGGTTTTAAAGCAGGCACATTAGGTTCAGTATTCACAACACCAAACTATTGGAAAATTAGTTACATGTTTAATAGTAAAGAGAACTCATCATTAAATAAAATTGGTGCCTGTTATTGTACAGATGTAGAAGTTGACTATTCGCCAGACGGACAATGGACTACATTTGGTGATGGTAAACCTGTTCATACTAAAATGACAGTTAACATGTTAGAAGACAGAATTATTACGAAACAAGATATCGAGCAAGGTGCATAATGAAATACTTTAATCAATTTCCAGGTATAAATTACGACCTAAAAGGTGACGGCAATGAAACTGTTGTAACAGATATTTTTAGAAGAGTCAAGGCAAGAAGTAAGATTGTCAATAATGTATCAGCATTTGATAAGTATGATGTACAAGAGGGCGAGAAACCTGAAGATGTTGCATACAAAATGTATGGTGACTCAGATTATTTTTGGGTTATAACACTTGTGAATAACATTGTCAATAGATATTATGACTGGCCGTTAGACGAGTATGTATTTCAACAATATGTAAAAGACAAATATGATAATGCAGATGGTATACATCACTATGAGAGAACACAAGATAGTGGACCACAAACAGGAGATGGACCGGCAGACTATACACACCTATTAGAGTGTAATAGTACAGACGCTGGCGCTCAATCAGTATCTAATATAGAATACGAAAGAAGAATACAAGATAAGAAAAGACAGATTAAATTACTCAACAGAAATTATTTACCTGCCTTTGAAACAGAATTTACAAACTTGATTAGAAGATAATGACATGCCAACAGAATCAGATATACTAGATAAAGTCGGTAAGTACAACTTATCCGAATTATCAATCATCTCATACAGACAAGACCTAGAAGAAAGTAAACCTAAGTTTATCGACATAAAAGGTATTATGTTGACCATGACTATTACTGAGGACATATTTAATAATACTTTGTCAGGTGCCTTGACTGTTTATGACACACAAGATGTAAGAACCATATTACCACTTACCGGATTAGAAAGATTATCAGTCAAGTTTAATACACCAGGTCTACCAGGTTATGATATGACCGAAGACAATGGTGTACCATTTCAGATATACAAGGTAGATAGTGTAAGAAAAGACCCTACAAATGATATTGGTCAATTCTATAAGATATATTTCTGTTCGCCAGAGATGTATAACAACCAACTAACAACAGTCAGTCGTGCTTACAAAGGTCCTGTAGAGGACGGTGTAAAAGATTTAGTCAGGTCAAATAAATACCTTAACAGTAAAAAAATATTATATGTAGAACCAACATCTACAAATGCCAAGTATGTAATACCTAGTATGAAACCATTGAAGGCAATTAATTTTCTAGGCAATCAGGCAGTATCAGGTAAATACAATAACTCAGGTTATAGGTTCTTTGAAACAAGTCGTGGGTTTCATTTTAGAAGTTTAGAATCCATGTTGGCGGTCAATGGTTCAGTTGCAAGACCGACTAGTTTTAATTTCCAGACACAGATACAAAACATCAAAGACTCAAATAAAGATGAGGTCAAGAATATATTAAGGCGTATGCAAGGTGTGATTAAGTTTGAGTTTAGTAAACCAGTTGACACATTAACCAATATTATTGATGGTCTATATGCCAATAAACTAGTAGTGCATGACGCATTTAATAAGACTATTAGAACACATGATTTTAATT